TTGATACCAACCCCACTTGCTTCCAAACGTTCCTTCTGTTGAGTAGTCAGCTTGTTCGCTTCCTTCTGTAAATAGTTCAGGATAGTTTGTATTAACTCGTTGTTTAAATTCCAAAAAAAAACCATAGCAGCAAAGACAACATCTAAAGGCATATACTTTAATCTGTCGTTCATTCCGTTATAGGTTTCTATATTATACCTGTGTCCTTTCTTAAATGTAATTGGTCTGTATAGAACGCTCATAGCTTTGTGCATACTTTGCCAATCTCCTAAGTTCTCATCAAGGTCTATATACTCTCCTAAAGTCATATCATCTAATACAGGTATAAAACCGTATTCTACACCTGCTAATTCAAAAGTAGGAATCAATGTGTGCTTTGTATCAAATACTTTGTTTAGGTGTACTGCTATCTCTTGTACTGACTTGTATTTAATCTCTGCTACATCCTTTAAATCAAGATTACAAAATATCTCAACCATCTTTTGAAGTAAGAATGTAGAACCTTGATTGTCCTCCGTATTCAGCTTCTCAAATCTTTGATACTGTTCTAAAGTAATCTCGTTAAGTGAATCAGGTACGTTTATTTGAACTTTCATATAATTACAATAAATAAGTTACTAATATGTATAAAAAGGAAAAGGTAGCTAAATGCTACCCAATCCCAAACAAAATCAAATGAAAAAAGTTACTGTTTTATAAATCTTTTGTATGCATACCTGTATGCTGTTTCAATAGCGTCTTGTAATTGTATGCTGTTTTGTGTGTATGTTTCACTTCCTTCTACTTTGCCTTTGCCCTTATAATCTATATACAATGTAACATCTACATTTTTTTGGCTGCCTCTTTTAACTGGCTTTTGTACAACGTATATATCATTTTCCCAGCAAGCTTTTATAATTTTAAAATAATCCAACAATTTTATCAGTTATATCGTTAGCCCATAGCATAAAATATAAAAAGCCATACATTGAAGCAAATGCCAATGCTACAAAAGCAAACGCTTGACTTATTACTTTTATTATATTCTTTCTGTTTTCTTTTGCAGTTAACTGCTTTATTAAAATATATTCTGTCTTGTTTTCCATAATTAAAATAAATTGGTTTTACCAAATGTAGGGTACATTTCTGCATCCCTTAGCCTATCTTGTTTTGTGGCTAGCCTTATTTCTCTGTGTAATTCCTGTTGGCGTTTTGCCTTTATTAAGTTGTGTAAAAATTGTTCTTTTGATTTGCTCATCTTTATTGTATTTTAATTAAACCTAGCCCTAATTCGTTAGCTACATAGTTAATATGTTTTTGTGTGGTTTGTGACCAGTAACCTAATTGAATAAGTTGTGTTCCCTCTATTGTTGCAACGTGCGTATTATATGAAAATACTTTATCGTCTTCTAATCTTAAGTTTTGTTTGTACCTGTTCATCTATATAATTGTTTTACATTGTAAATATATAAACAATTTATTAACCACCAAAATATTTTACAATTTTTTTAATAAATGTAATATTCCCCCTTATTAGGGTTTTCTAATTGGTCTGTTAGTACATACCTTGCAGCATCAATACAATCAGGGTGCGAACCTGTAGGCTTTTGTAGTGTGTTACCTTCTTTATCTTTTGCCCAAACGTAACCCTGTAATTCCCTTTTTAAGTTCTTACTTCTTGCTGTAACATATATTTCATTTTGGTTTATTAGGTTAATACCATATACTACGCTATCCCTGCCTTTGCTTACAGGGTAAACAGTATGTCCATATCCGTTTAGTTCAGCAATACTTTTAGGTTCTGCTGAATCTGCTATAATATTTTCTTTTATATCTAATTGTGATAGGTATCTACTAATATCCCTATTAAGCATACCCTTTTTATATAGCACCTCATCAAATATGTAGGCTTCATTCCATTTGTACAAACCGATTAAGGTTGTTGGATCTACACTATAGCCAAAGTCCATTCCGTATGCTAATAACCTTGCGGTTTCTGGTATTGTATCTATTTCTTTCCAGTCTGGTATGCAAACACCCTCAAGGCTACCTTGCTCACCGAGTCCATAGACTTTCCACCAGTTAGACCAATAGGTTGAAGTCTTAGCTTTTTCTTTAGCCTTTTCTATTTCCCTCACAATGCTTTCAGGTAGTGCATCATTGTCTTTATAGGTTAATGTAATGTAGTCTGTATCTGGCTTGCCTATTAGTTCTTTGTCCACCCAAAACAGGTTACTGGGATTGTAGTCTAACCATATTACCCCACTTGTTCTTACTGCTAATTGTGTATAAGCATCAAAGGGAACATTGTTACACTCATTAATATATAGGTCAGTCCGCCTTGCTCCTCTTAATTTATCTGGTTGGTCTGTTGAAAAGAACTCTATATAACTACCATTAGTAAAATTGTATTTTAAAGTACTTTTATTGAACTGGCTCTCATTATACCTTTGCTGCCCTTTAAGTATGCCTAAGAAGTCCTTTAAAGCACCTCTGCGCAGGTGAGGTATGCTTTCACTAACTACGCTTATTTCTTTATTAGGGTTTTTTACTGCATAGTCTATTAGTATAGCTAATATAGATATAGTTTTACTTGCTGAGGTTCCACCCTTAACAATACGTATCCTGCTATCAAGCTTCCGCAGCTTTTTAGTTGCAATAGTTTGCTTTATTCGCATACTAGTCTACAAACAACGGTAAGTCCTCGTTGATTGTAATATCCTTAGTTTCTTTTGGTTTGCCTATATAATATTCTAAATATAGTTTTATCCAACGTATATCGCCAGACTCTACACCTATTTTTAAGGCTTGTAGTGCATCATCTTCTAAAGGGCTTAACCTTTCAACTAATTTCATTTCATCAGCCTTAGGTTTACGCCCTGCTCCTTCCCTTGCACCTCCGTTAAACTTCCTTTTATCCATTTGAAAAAGATTGTTTATTCAATTATACAATAAACTTTTTAAGTATTTGTTAATTCAAACTGCTCTGCTAAATCTGGATTAACCTTTTTTAATTGTGATTGTAAATACTTATATCTTATTTCTAGTTCTTGAAGCTGTTCGTTTATTTTGGTGTATTGCCCCTCCCAAAATCCTTCTAATGTTTGTGACCTTTTAAAGGCATCAGGGTTTAATTCTTTTGCTTTAACAAGTCTATTGTTTAATGTAAGGTAATCATTCTCAAAGTCCTTATCATATAAAAGCCAATCTTTAGCCTTCCTTGTAAAGTATAATACTGTTGAATGGTCTTTTTGCATTGTTGCACCTATAGCGTGTAAAGAGTAATGAGTATGGTCTCTTAATAGTTTATAGTATATTGCTCTTGCTTCTATGTATGGTCGTTTCCTTGTGTTTATAGTAATATCTAACTTATAGTAATCTTCTACTAATGTTCTAACTATTTTTTGTGTGTTTGTCATCTTCTATTTTATTTATTAATTCCTTGATTGTCATATATCCTGATTCGTGTATTGCTTTTAATATACCTGCACACGCCTCATACTCTTCTTCCTGTTCGTAAATTTCAATTGCCTGTTCAAGTTCTTTTATATCTCTGCCACTTGATATATCTATTAAAGCCAAAAGGTAAAACTCTTCAATTAAATCTTTATTCATTTACACGCAAAGAAGTTCTTTTTTGGCAGGTGCTCCAACGGTATGGTCTCCCACTATCCATCTACTAAATTGATTGTCTTTACTAATATATAACATTTTTGCTTTTTGTATATCTAAAAAATCCACAGCCTTTACCATATTATCTAAAAAAGGCCTAAAGGGAACAACTATTACATAGGGTTCTTTAACATATTTATGGTATTCAAATAAATATGCTGTTTGTATTCTTCCTAAATTATCTTTCTGATTTACTGTGCTTGAATATTCACGAGCCTGATTAAATGTTAACCTTTTTCCCTCAAAAGTATTATTATTTGAAATTGTTTTTATTTCAGCTGTCATATTTATAATCTGGTCTGCCCATATAAAATCCTTATCACCAAGGTATAAATTTTTATGACCATTAAAGTATTCGCTAACGGTGCCACCGAAAAATAAATCATACTGATTTTCTTGTATATTTGCCATTTTAAAATAATTGTGTTTGTTGTTTGTTTTGTTTTTTGTCTCGTAATCTAAGCTCAGCATTGCCTGTGGATTTTCTTATATACATTGTACAATAATCTTGAAAGTTGTCTTGTATCCATTTTATTGAGTCATATACATATTTTTTTGTTCTTATCTCTTGTAATCCTCCTGGTTCTCTGTAATAATTGGATTTTACTGTAACATAGTCAATTCTAGTGACAGAACCATTTTTAATATATTGCCTTATGCTGTATTCGTAATCCTCACCGTGATTTGTTTGCCTTTCTAAATATTTATCGTGCTGCACAATAACGCCAAACATAGATGCTATAATATAACACAATTTAGTATAGATCCTGTCTTCCATAAAATAAGGGTTCGATGCTGCATAAATACCAAACACATTGTTTTTATTCTTTATACATTCATTAAAACCTAATTGTATTACATCTGTCTCAAGATTTTTAATTTCCTCAAGATTATTATCTTTTTTTATCATTACTGAATCAATATCATCATCGAACATCATTAGATACGTTCCTTCAGAATAGTATTGTTCAATGAAATTTCTTTGTTTGCCTATCGTTGGTACACCTACTACTATTTTATATTCATCTCCTAATGATTTTTTATACAAAATTTCCTCATCATTATCAGCAACAAATACAGTTATCCTGTTTCTATCTATATTGTAATTATCTAATAATTTTAATGTTTTTTCTTTAATTGTATTGTGTCTTTTGTACGATGGTATCGCTATCTTATAATCTATCATAATTTTAAATATCCTGTTTGATCCATTTTAATCCTTTTTAATTCTTCCTTTGGTGATTTACACATATACATATATTCCCTATAGTACATCACAAAAGTAATTCTTTTCCAATCATCACTGCAATTCTTGAATTCAGTATTACCGTGCCATTTATGAACATCAACAAATAATATATCCGTATTTTTTAAATCTAAAGCAATGCCATACTCGGGCAGAACAAAATACCCACCATCATAGGAACCTTCTCGATATATAATTAAATTACCAAACCCTTCAGGATAATCTCCTGCATCCTTGTGTACTGCCGTTTGAAAGTTTCTGTTTACCGTAACTGTAGTAAAACTTGTATTATCAATTATATAATTTTGATTAGTTCCATCTGCTATAGACCTTTGTTTTTTATAATGTTCTGGGCATAATTCTTTATATTTGTTGTCTACATATTGAACAAATGGAATACCTGATTTGTATTTATCAAAATAATCCTTTGCAAACGCAGTTTTTCTGCATACAGCTACTGTTCCACTACCTGGTCTTGCATCCATAAATCCCACATTCCCACTTTCTACCTTAGGCGAAACGTCAAATTTGCCAACTGTACCATCTTTTCTTATTTGTTTATGATAACCGCCAGCAGCTATGCCCCTGCCACCGTTTAAATTTATTGAATCCTTAAATGCATCATATCCTGATTTTAATACATCAAAAGGTATTGCATTTTTTCTAAACCTAAATAATAATTGATTTGTATTAATATCGTATCCATCGCAATCATAATCTATTAATGTATTCCAATGCTTGTCTTTTAGAAATTTGCCTTTTAATTTTAATGCCTGCTTGTCGCTTAATATTTTTTTTACCTTAATTGTTTTCATATTTATCCTTTAATATTTTTAATAAAAAATCACTAAGATTTCCCTTTTGTTGATAATCCTCATCGTACTCAAACCTTATGCCAAGCTTACAAAGTCGTTTAAATTCCTTTAATTCTTCGGTACTAAAATAAAGTATTGTTGTGGTTATTTCAGTGTTATCTTCTGGACTATTGTCTATACCCCAGTTATCTTCAAATAGTTTCATAATATTCCTCGCATTACATATTGATCTAAATCATTCTCTTGTTCAAAAAAGTATTTGTAATTGTCTACAGCTTGTATAAACTTTTGCTCGCCACGCTTTAAAAAGTCATCGCTTACATCGTAAATGCCTATATCAGTACTGGCTTTGTCAACTATTAAAAATACAAATTTACTTTTATTAAATAGCTTTAGGTATAGCCACGCTTGTAAGTCATACCCATACTTGTCAGCACTATATTTAAAAGTGTTGAGGTCGGCTGTGGTTTTAAGATCTATAATAGTATCTTCCTGTATAATATCAGCCTTCCCCCTAAATGGTAAATCATTTATCATTTCTATAGCAGGTACTTCAAACTCTGATTTGTTTAGCAGCCTTATTGCTGCCTCATTCCTTAACACCGCATCAGCTAACCTTTCTGCTGCACTTCTTTCTTTTGTTAAAAACACCTCCCCATACTTTGATTTTGCATCTTTATACTTGTTGGTGTTTTTTGTAGAAGCGTCAACAAAATATAGCTTGTCAATTTTGTGTGGCTCAAGTACCATCCAATGTACTAACTTACCTGCTGCAAGTGCAGGGCTGTCAATATCATTACCATACTTTAATATATTCCTGTATGTTTTAGGGCTTTTTAAAATTGTTTTTAGGCTACTACTGCTTAAAGCGTATTTACCTAAATGCCCATAGTAAAACTCGTCATCGTACATTTGGGTTAGTATTTCTTCTTTGCCCCAGTGGTCACCGTTTAATAGTGTTATCATAATTCTAAAAATTTAGTTTGTTCCTGTGTACGCCTATCAAGTTCCTGTTGAGCTCGTAGCTGTTCACTGCTCAACCTATTATCCTTTGTAATAGCTATAAGTTCTTGTTCTGTAAGTTCAGACCAATACCAGTTATTATAATTAAAATACATATTTATATTTTTTTACCACACAGGGGATACATTCTTGTATAGTATTTAGTACCCTGTTTTATAATCTTTTTTGATTGTAAGACAATGTTTTGTTCAGCAACACTATCAATTTTACTATAATATCCTATTTCCTGTCTGTCTGGTTCGTCAATTAATTTAGTACCTATAAACTTACCATTAACATAGTATTCTAAAAAATAGCCATCGTCTTTAAATATGCTCATTGTTATTTGTTTTATAATGTAAATGTAATAAACATTTTTTTAACATACAACAATATTATTCTTTTTTTTCAAAAACCCTTTTTTCTAGCTGTTCTATTTTATGTAATGCAACTGCTAAAGCTTGTTGAGCAATCTTTAAATCGTATTGCATTTTTATTAAAACACTTTCCTTCATTTCTGTTGTTTTAGTTTTTGTATGTATAAAGCAGCATCTAATAGCTCTTCCTGCAAATGGTTAAGGAACTTATAAAACCCATCAGGGCTATCGTATAGGGTGGTATTATATTTATTAATTCCATCAGCACTACGTTCACGCATCTTACTTACCACCATTTCAACTATAGGGTCTTTAGGTTTGTGGTTATATGATGAATCCATTGTCCATCTATCCTCTTGCATATCTATCCACTTTCTTAAACTATCACTCATAATCTATCTTTATATGTTTTCACTATCATAGCCTCCATCAACCTCAACACACCGTATCCAAGTATAATTTTAAATACCAACATCTAATTTAGTTTGAAGTTTCTTTATTTCTTGCTCTAACTCTTCTATTTTTTTATCAGCAATTCTTGCTCTTTCTACTGCACGTATCTTATCACTACGATATTCACTTAAAGACTGTTCGTATAACCTTTCATTAGTTATAAGGTTGTGTACATAGAATCCTACTTCCTGCCACGAAAAATACATTTCGTTTAATGGTTTGTTGTCTGGTTTTGCTCTACGTGATTTTACAATATACTCACCTACAAAATTAAAGTTAGCATAGTATTCCCCTTCCTTAATGTTATTTAGTTTCTTGTTCATTGTTAATTTTTATTACTTCTGCATCTACTACTGGTAGCATCGCAATTTCCTTAGGTATTTTGTTTTTATTTCCGAACTCTGTTGTTTTGTTATGGTATTGTATTTCCCAAACTGGTTTAACAATATACAAATTAAATCTATATATACCTTTTGGTGTTGAATTTATGTACATTGGTACATCTAAATTATCATCACATTTTTTTATCATAGCATCATACTTTTTCTTCTCAATAAGTAAAGTGTCGTAATGTTTACCCCTACACTTTAATTCAATCCTATGATAGGTTTCAGGACTGTAACAATCCCAACGACTCATTTGACTTTTTGCCCAAACTAAATCAGGATAACAACAATTTATAAGATACTCAAAAAGTTGTTTTTCTTTCACAAATACTGATTATATACAGCCTGTAAATCTTTCCACACTACCTTACCAAAACTACAAGGAGTACATTCAACTTTAGTATTAAATATTCTTTCGTAAATGTTTTTATATGTTTCTTGTTCTTCAGGTGTCCACTTATTCTTTTTAGTGTCTACTGCCATCTTGATTAAATCAAACTCCTGCTCTGTTAAACATTCAGGTTTTTTGTATCTAAATTGTTCATTCCATTTGGACTTACGTTCGTTGCAGCCACAATCTTTTCCCAAAGCATCAAATACAGTATCAACTGCTTTCTTTATTCCTGTAGCTTTTGTTATCTTCTCAACCGTATCTCCAAGTCCTTCACTTGCTTGTGCGTGTTTAGCTTTCCATTCCTTGTACGCTTTAGTGCGTTTGTCTCCTTTAAATTCTGTCATAATCTTTATTTTTATAATCCAAAAAATCTTCTTTAAATGTATCCTTAATTTCTTGTTTAGCGTGTTTTAAAGTATTGAATATACTTACCCAACTAATATTAGTTTCTGCTGCTATACCTCTTATGCTTAAATCTGTATCCCTATAAAGAGTGAACAGTTTCTTTTCGTACCATCTCCATCCCTCTATATGGTCATCTATCATTGTGCAGATTTTATGAAATGCTACTTGCTCATCCATTTGCGAATCGTTTGGAATTTGGATGGTAAACTCTTCATCATCAAGAGAAACTTTACTAATCTTTCTTTTAGAGTTGTGATACTGATAGTAAAGAGAACGACAACAAAAGTAAATATAACCCCTGCTAACGACACCATTTCTAATAACTTTGTTTTCATCTGCATACTTATAAATAGTCAAGTACATCTCCTGCACTATATCTTCTGCATAATCGTACTCTCCAAAACTTTTAACAATGGCAATCCACTCTTTGTGCCTTTCAGCTACTTTTGCGAGCCATTCAGTTGGTTTATCCATATCACATTAATACTAATTATACCCAACAAACATTGTAAGGTAATTTCATCTTCTTGTTCGTATTGTTCTTTGTGATATAAAAAGCCAAACATTACACCTTTAATAGGGCTTATTATAATTTCTGCACTCTTAAATTGACCAATAATCAAAAAAGTAAATGCCACTATTAATAAAAGCCCTATGAATATCATACGTTTAGTTTTTGTATTTTGTTTTCATTATGTATTAAATCTTTTCCCATATATTCAAATCCTACATTATTTACTTTCATTCTTAATTGTATAGGTTGTTCAAACGTGGTAGGTCTTGAACCTGTTTCGTTCTCCTTAATTTTAAGCACGTGAATATGGCTATACATCCAATCAGTAGGATGTTGTACGTATCTGTGAATACACCAAATATCATCAGCACGTGAACTTATTTTAGAACCACCCTCTGCATCACTCATAGCTAATGGTCTTGTTAATCCTTCGTATTCGTGTCCTGAATGATGTACTTGACGAAGTGCAGAGGTAACACCGTGAGCATTAACACATACCTGTACATTATTCTTTTTAGTAAATATCCTTAACTCTGTCAATACTTGATAATCGTATTCGTGTGCATTACCTACCATCTTTAATATAGAAGCATCCTTTGCTAACGAGTTATAAGGGTCTATAAGTAAACCATCAAAGTTCCAAGCATCTTTGATTTGTTGTGCTTCTTTTAATAAACTTTTATAGGTGTACATATCTTCTACATCTATTATCTTAAAATGTTCGTTAGACCACTCTACTGCTTTACTAATTAACTCATCAGTTGCTTCCTGTATTGGTTTACCCATTCTAAACTCTATGATCTTTCTTAATATAGATTCAGGACTGTTTTCGCTCGACCATATAACAAACTTTAAACCGTGCAGCTTTGCCCATAATACGTAAAAGTATATAAGGGTTGTTGTCTTTCCAACATTTGCGTGTCCTATTGCAATCAACAAATTCTTTTTAAATCTAATGTGTTCATCAATTTCAGGTACACCAATTTTTAAACCTTCCTTAACTCTTCCGTACTTTATATCTAATATCCTGTCCTGTAATTTCTTTGCTTGTGCTATCATATACTTTGTGGTAATCTATTGTACTTTTTTTCCATTGTTATTGTTTGTGCTTCTTCTTTTTCTATATAATAACCTACTATCGGATTTACTTTATAGTTCCAAAAATCAATAGGCATTTCCTCTCCATCTTTTAACTTTCTCATAAATATAAAAAAAAAGGGGAAATTAATCCCCTCTTAAATTAAAATGGTAAATCTGCTGTTTCTTCTCTTGCAGGGTTTTGGTCTGTGTTGTTAACGTTTCCTATTGTTGCTGCAATCTTCCAACCATTTATACTTGTGTAGTATTTACCGTTGTACTCTTTGCCTCTTAAATTAATACTAACTGTAACAGGGTTTCCTACTTGAAAGTTGTTTATACCTTTAATAGATTCTCCCATAAAGTCAATAGCTAAATCTTGTGGATATTTTTCTGCAGTAGTTACAACGATAGTTCTTTTTGACCATTCGTTACCTGCTTTAGAAGTTCCTGACTCAACGTCTTGAATAAGTTTGATGTTTCCTGTAATTTCCATATTTCTACTTTTATTGATTGATTATTATATTTAGTTGTGTAATATACTTTTTTAATTCTACAATTTTGCAAGTTCATCCTGTACTTTTTTAGATACATCGTACTTGCTTTTAATAGCTTCTATGCTACCACCACCCTTTATGAACTCTATTGCTTTACTAAATTCAGGTGTGTTTTGATTTAACCATTTCTTTTTTTCGGTTACACCACTCGCCACATTAGCATCATCATCTACAGCTTGTAAACCAAGAAGCGAAGCTAAAGTATATCTTCTATAATATGTAATAGCAGAACCTAACTTCTGTGGATCGTTTATTTCAGGTAGTTTTAAAGCTGATATAACACCTCCTGTTCCATCAATACAAATAAGTTTGCTATATACGCAATCCTCCTCTATTGGTTGCAATAAAAGTAACCTATACTTTTTTAGTAAAGGATTAAGTTGATTAATTAATGAATTAATATCAAAATACTTTGACTTGTAAAAAGGATTACTTGCATCCTTACTAATTGTACCTATCTCTTGTTGGAGATTAAATAACTTTTGATTAATATTTGTTTCTTTCATAACTTAAAATTAATTGTTCTTTGAGTTTCTCGTTTTCGTATTGCAGTTCTAAAGTCTTACCATAGAGTTCTGCTTTTGTGTATTGTTCCATATTGTAAATTTACAAAAAAAATATTAATAAAAAAAAAGGGTAAGAAATTAATCCTACCCCCTTTTAACAAAGAACAATATATACAAGAATTATCAAGTAAGTTTTTTCAGTCTTTCACTATAGTCAGCAATCATTTCTTCTAACTCGATATTTGTAAATTTACGCAACTCCCTACTTTCTTTAAGTAGCTTTTTAGACAAGTTATTACCAAGATATAAACTGTATTTATATTGTTCACCTGCTCTATAAACGTTACAAGCTACACATTGAGGTTTAACATTTCGTTCATCCCAACGTATAGAGTAATGTTTTCTACTCATAAAATGCCCCGCTTGGATTTCTTTCCAAAAGAACGTCTTATTGCAAGTAACACAAGTACAATATCCATTGTTGTCCGCATTTGATAATCTTATATACTGACTAAATACCGTATCAAGTTTTTTAACGAGTTTACTCCTTGTAGGTTTTTTAGCAGTTCTTGGCATTGTTTTACGAATCAAGATGATTCAATAACAACTTGCCATCTGTTTCATTGAACCCTTTTATAAGTTTATATAAATGTTTACTGTCTGATTTAACTTTATTTTTTTCTGTTTTAGTACTGTCAATACCCAAATTAGTATATGATATTGCATCCATTTCTAATATAGCTTCTGTTCTATCTTTTACAGATAATTGAAAATCTTTAGCAATTTTTTCTGCTAATTTTCTAATAGTTAAATCTTCCATTTATTTATATATATATTAAAGTTAGTAAATAATTATTTTAATTTATTTCCCACTACCCACCAAAATTACAATCTTTTTTTTTAAGATGTAAACTTTTTTAATGGTAAGTTTTTAACAATTTATTTATGTAGTTTGTTTCCAAACACTTTTTCTACTCCACGACTACCGAAGTAACCCCCTATCACTACTGACAAAAGTCCTGTAATACTTGTTAGTTCTAAACCGTAAAACCAACCTACAACATAAGCTATAGAAAAGAACGCTAAAGTTAATGGTCTTACATTACTTGCTAACCAACTACCTGAACGAGCATCTGCAACCCATCTACGAGTTACTCCATCTATCTCTGCTCTCTCTAATTCAAGTTTCTTTAATGCTACGGACTTATCCTCTTCCGTCATATCAGAACCCCCTATAATGGCTTGTATAACGTTTCCTGCTAAAGTATCTCCTGCAACAGCTTCTACTACATTAGGTATCTTGTTTAATAGGAACTGTCCTACTTGGGTATCTTTAAACTTCTTTTTAGTTGTTGTATTTCCCATTCAAATATAGCTTAATTGACCCTTTTTGTATGGTTTATCGTACTACCTACAGTATTAGTAAGTCCAAACGCTGTTAGGTTTAGAGTCATCTGTATCACAGTGGATAAAGGTTTTTGCAACTCCAATCCTACGGAATCCTGCTTTAATAAGGGCAGATAGTATAATGTATCTTTCGTTACCGCTACCGACTGCAATATCTGCTGCGACTCCAATAAGGTGTGAGGAATTTGGTACTCCACCGACTTCGGCATTATGCTCCTTTGTTCTGTAACCACTTGTGATTTTAAAGGATATTCCTGCAATATCTCTTGCGTGGTCAAGTTTATAAAGAAAGTTACTATCCATATTCTTACCTGAATCAGGAAGAGAAGGACAGTCAAATTCCGAGAGAGTAAAGTAATTAAGATTCATACAAATATATCGTATAATATTTTCCAAATAAGAAAGAAAGCTACAATACCTACAAAGATTACTTTGCCTTTGTCAAATATATATTTGCTTTCCCAATTAGAAACCACCCAATCTTTAGCAGCTTCTTTTATTATTGACCAATATTTTTTTATCATCTTCTTTTGTCTTTTTGTAAATACTCAAGGTCTTTCATAAAGTCCCTCATCTCTAAAGTAATCTCTCTTACTTCAGCTTCTAATTGCCTTTGATTTTTCCAAGTATATTCCTTTTCGTTATATTTAAGTTTAGCTACGTCAGAAGCATTAGTTTCTATCTTGGCACTTAAAGTATAATAAGAACCTATAATAGAAGCAAACATTGCAGCTATAGTTATAATCTGTGTTATACTGATTGAAACATCAGCTTTGCCATCTCCATCCAAGTCAATTTTTGCCATTTAGTTTCTTTGTTATTTGAATTATTGTATATCCTATTGCTAACAGTAGAGATACTGTCTGAAGATAAGGATTAATCTCTGTTATTGATATTGCTAATGCTATTGCGTTGAATCCGTATATCTTCAATTGTTCCATTGTTTTATGCTATTGCTAAATAGATGTAGGTATTACCATTTGTATTTAATTCACTTGAACCCGCTTCTATATCAAACCCTGTGGAAGTAAAATTTAATACATTACCTGCTGAAGTACTTTCTGCTGAACTATCATTAGCAAATAATATTTTGTCATTTTGTGTTACAGGGTCTGAAGGTCTTACATTATCATACATTAACCAACTTCCCGTATCAGTCGTTTCTTTTATCATAACAAACCTTGGGCTAAATCCTAAATTTACACTTGGTAATGTAGAAGTATTCCCCGTATAACTCCCTATCTTCTGATACCCATCTACAGAGTGGAAGCAGTAGGCGATTACATCCCCTGCACCTCCGAGTGCTGAATTCCAATTATTATCAAATGTAGTTGATGTAGGAAGTGCCATCACTCCATCCGATGCACTAAACTGCGCCAAAGCACCTGTATCAAACTCTAAATAATCATAAGGATTATTGTTTAAAGAGAAAGGTCTAATTCTCCAAGAACCTGTTGAATCAATTCTTTTTGATATAATTAATTCAGGTGCTTGTGAAAGTCCGTGACCAACTGAAACATTTCCTGCACTATTTAAAGTACCTGTGTATTTCACAATACTAAACCCTGCATCTTGATTAGCACTTACTTGACTTGTAATAGTTCCCTCTGTGTTTGATACTGCAGCACCTCCTGCTTTCCAACACCAAGCAACTAAATCATTCGGTGCAGTTCCATCATTAGAATGTGTGTGATTACCTAAACTAAATCCATTTGAATCAAAAGAAGTTAATCCATTTGTTCTATCAAATTCTTGAAGTGTATCATTTGAAAATATAACTTTAGTAGCACCTCTTACACTATCATATATTTGATGATATGTTCCTGTGACACCCCTATGCTTTATCCACACCAAATCAGGTTGGAAATCAAGAGAAGAAATTGATTGAGTACCTCCGTTTCCTGTATAAGTAACAATATCAAAATTGTCTGTACCTGTTGTACCGCTTGGCGAAGAGGCTACTATACCTCCTGTTGTAAAAAACTTTTTATTGAAACTCATATATCAAGACTTGGTAAAGAATAAGAGGCTACCGCTTTCTTTGTTGTAAGTGCGTTAATCTCTCCTTCTTTGGTTGCACATTCCGTTCTCAAAGCTGCTCTTGCATCCAACACATCTTGTGGTGCTGAAGTACCTTCTTGGCTTCTGATAATGTACCAATCCGTTTCTGATAGTTTTCTGTTGTATAAATATTTTAAGTTTGCAATCTTTGACTCTTTAAGTTCAGCTACTGTTTGTGTCCAAGTTTTATTAATTACAGGGTAAGTGAAAGTACTACTATCTGCATCCCACTCAAGGTCTCCTAACTTTTGAGTTGCTGAATCGTAATCAGGTGTTACTACATCGTAGAATCCTGCTTCCTCCCAAGTATCCGAACCTAATAAATCAAACCCACAGATTACATTACCCCAAGATTTAGGGATTGTAGTGTATCTTTTTATTGCTCCTCCTATTTGTATTGCTTTCATATTTTATTTTTTATACTGTTGCTCCTGATGCATAAGATGCTACTGCCCAATGTAATATTGCTCCTGCATCGTCATCGTCTGTACATAGAACTTGTAAAATGTTTGTCGTTGATGTATCTAAACTACTCGTGCCTACTTTATTAATTGTAGATGAAGTAAAGTTATCAGTTAAAGTAATAGCAGCACTTGACAAACTACCTGAAAGGATAATATCAATAACTTGACCTTTCTTAATATTTTGAATGTTTAAATCTACAGTTCCTAATGCTCCTGTTAAATTAAACCCTGAATATGAAGATGCATCTAAATTTATTGGACTTGTCGTAGAACTTATATCTTGTACTTCTGTATATCTTGCAGCTAATTGGTCGTGTCCTACTCCGTTATCTGAAATACTAACTGTTACATCTCCTGTTGTAGTATCAACTTCTAATCCTGTTCCTCCATCTACACTACCTACATCTCCTGCATCATCTGTATACAGTTCTGTAAAGTTAGCTTGTACTTTAGTAAACGCTGCAAATAGAGTATCCCCATCACCTTGGTCTTGTACTCCTATTTCTATGTTTTGTTGTGCCATATCTTAAATTTGTGTTTGGTCTGTTCTATAAGTTGTGGTATCTGTTGTTAAAGGTGTACCTGAAATATTTGTTAAATCAACTGTTAAAGCAAATGTTCCCCAACAAGCAGGTGCAGATATATCAGGAACAGCATTAGTAGACCAAGCAGTATCTGCTCCCCATCCACTATTGTCTATCATATCACAATATATCTTACCCCAATTTATGTTATTTGCCATATTTAATACAATTACTTTTTTTGGTTTTTGTTATATAAGCTAAATACTGTTTTAACTTATTTACATTCTCTTGTTTAGGTTTATATCTTACAGTACCCATCCTTCAAAACTTGCATCTTTATCAGGATATACATCATCATTACTATTTGTGTAGTATTCAGGAAACTTTGAACTTGCCTCAAAACTCATATAGTCTACGAATCTATCAGTATAATACTGTGCTACGTTTCTTTCTTTTTCTATTAAGAAATCTATTTCATTCTTTTCTACATTTGTAGCATTTTCTGAACTGTGCTTAAATACGCCCTTATTAGCTATTGTATATGCTGCAAAGGGTAAGTACTCAACTAATGCCCAATGTATCAGCATCGGCTTTATATGGTCGTTTACAAGGTTTAAATAATCTCCTGTTAAACTACTTGCTACAATATCAGCTTGAATCTTGTTATAAAGGTCAGTTCCTAAATAGTTTTGAATGTGTATATCTTGTGCTATTTTTATATACTGTATAAATTTGTCACTATCTACCCCACCGTTGACAGAACTAAACTTTACTAAATCTTTTCTTGTTATGAATAGTGCATCTGCCATTTTTATCTATTTTTAAATCCTTTATTAGGCATATCCTTTGGTTTAGTAGAAACTAAATTAGGTTCTTCACTCTTGCTTGGTGCTTTAATGCCCTCTTTTTCTCTTTCATTTTTATATACAGGTTTGGTCTTTGGACTATTAACATCAGGTTTAACTCCCTCTTTTGCCATATAGGTTTTTCTCAACCAAAAATGATGACAAGCACCTCCACCTTTGTAAAGCCATATATCGTAGGTATCTGCTCCATTCAGTCCCCATCCTGCATTTACTGCCTTTGTACTCATTTGTACTATATCTTCTTTACGATATATCTTTTTAGCAGCCACCATCTTTCTACAAAATTCTCTTGAATTGTTACTTACTGCTAAAGGTGCATATTGATAGCGAACAATAAATTTCTTTTGAGATTCCGTTTCTCCATCTAAATCACTTTTTGCATTAGGTCTTGCAGTTCCTGTTGAAGCCAATCCAATCATTTTGTCTAACGCTTCTTCTTGGTCATAGTCAACTTCTCTTTCGTCTACTAATACCCAATTCTCTAAATCTTCTTCTTCTCCAAATTCGTCAAGTAAGTCAAACATCTTATTGTCATCAAATTCTGCAGACAATTTAACTCCTGTTTCTTCTTCTCTTGCTTCGTCTGTAATAGCGTTGTCTGTTTCTATGAACGCTAAAGGTTGAAGTGTCTTAAAATATAGTTTAAGAGAAATACCATTAACCGCTAAAATATCGTCCATACAGTCCGTTAATAGGTCTTGGTAGGGTTTTATAGTAATGTTGTCAAAAAGTAGTGCAGCGGTCTTTATTTCATCTGCATTAGACCCTAAACCGTTGTTTTCTGTACGGATTCCTAAAAGTAACGGACTTGTTACCCTGTGTGCTACAATTAGTTTGTTAGAACACTCATTAGATAAATACTCATAGTGTTGAGGTGCATCATTTAATGGTATATCATCTACTGTTGTTTTACTTTCAGCGTTGTTGTTAAATGCAATTACTACTTTTTCACCTCTTGCTCCTGTTAGTTTACGCATTACATCAGATTTAATCTGCATTTGCTTTTCTCTATCAGGAACACCGTTGTTAAAGTTTACTACTTTAGTTCCGCTAAAACCGTTTTGTACATCGTTAATTAAGTAATCTGCTACCTCTGATTCTAATTCAGCATAAGCTAAACCACCTTGATAATCTACAGGACAATAATAGTCATATCCTGAAACGTATTTCTTTACTATTTTAATTTCAGGTTCGTTACCGTTACCAAATCCAAAAGCAGCAATACGTTGAGGTTTATCACTACGCTTTACATCTTTCCATTTAGGATGATAGTAATATGCTTCTATTTGTCCATCTTCGTTACATTTCTCTGCACGTAAAGTTTGTCTTGGGAAGTGTTCGGCTCTTACTACTTGACCTTTTTTGTAAAGTACTTGAAAAGAACCCTCACCTAATAGTTTTAGGTCTAAAGCTACTTTGCGTAAACAACTATCGTGAAAGATAGAACGCATAGCAGCATACTCATCAGGTTTTGAACTATTATCCAAAGCATCAAGACCTTTACCGTAAATCATATTTGTAATACCGTTTATAATGGCATTATTTGTTGTGGATTCGGTATAAAGTTCTATTAGGTAAGAATAATAATCGTTATCTTCTCCGTACTCAACCCAATCACGATTCTTGTCCTCGCTGATTTTAGGTCTATTGTAAGAAGCTAAATTAACTATGTGTAAATTATCCATTAGAATGTAATAAATTCGTTATCTGTATCGTTAGAAATAAAAGCACCACTATTGATAGTGTAATCTGTAAGGTCTGCTTGATTAGTACAAAAGATTTTGTCTTTGTGTATTACCTCACTACCTTCTTTAATCGTTAACGTATAAGTTTCGTCTTGTTTTAAATTAAACACCGCATTGTAAGTATTGTAATATAGTTGTTCTGCTATAGATGTAGTATCTACGTTGTGTACTTCTGTATTTGTGGTTTCATTCACAACAGTTACGTTGTAAGTATTCCCACTTGTAAACTTACGTGGTATTAAATTAATAGTTTGTGCTGATGCACTTTCTTCTAATACAATCATATTTATACAATAAAAAAACTTTGAATTTGTTATAATAAAAAAGGGCAGCATATAGCCACCCTTCTCAATCAAATGAAACTCGGTTTAAGAGTTTGTTCCTTCTGTAACTGTTACAGTAGAAGTAAGTCCTGCAAATGGGTCTGCTGATGTAGCACCCTCTAAAAAGTTAGCAGGTTGTAATTCAGATGCTGCAAGAGTCAAAGTGTAACCACTTAAATCTCCCATAGCTGCTCCTGTAGAAATTGTGCCTCCTGTTACTTCAGCACCGTGTTCTGCTCCCATAACAAAAGCATTACCGTTATAATCTTCTACAACTACGTGTGGTCTACCAAATGCTAATAGCTTTAATTCTTTGTTATCTTCTTTAGTCAGCTTTTTAAGCGTAAGGTTTAAAGTTTGCTCAAAGAAAGTCGTTCCGTTTTCACGGCTTGAAGTAATAGCTTGTTCAAAGCTACTATTTCCTTTTAGTTCATATTTGTATGCGGTAACTGCACCCAAGTCATCAATTACATCAGTATCAGTTGTATCATAAGCAATAGTTATATCTCCAAAATCAATGAAGTAGACTGCCTTAATACCACCTACTACATCTTTGCAGGGTTCCTTTCTACCGCGTGTTAAATCACAAGCCATAAGTTTTATATATTAAAAAAGGGTGAGCAGGAATATACCTTACCCACCCTCTTTAGTTAGTTATTCTTTTTATTAGTCGTTAGCAGAGTTAGTGATACCGTAAGTTACGATGTCATCAACAATACCATACTGTACACCTGCGGTAAATCTCATTACAACTCTTACGTTTTGAGAACCATCAATGTCAGCCATATCAATAACTTTTACTTCGTTGTGGTCAGATAATAGACCTGTACCGAAGTAGATGTTTGATTTTTCAGCAGCAATAGCTTGGTTAGAACCTAATCCGTTAGCAACAAAGATTTTGATACCATCAAAAGTCAAGGCTCCGTTGTTAAACCATTGTGTTCCCATAGAGTTTGTACCTGCAGCACCTACTCCATCAGCAGCAAATCCGCCTAATGCTCTTACGTATGCTCTTGCTACGTTTTGAGAAATATAGATTGATAAATCTTCACTTCCGTATAGAGTAGAAGGAACTGCATCAGCAATTTTCCCTAACTCTGTGATTACGTTAGAGGCAGTTACTGTTGTTCCTGCAACTTCGTTTCCTGTTGGTAGGTTAGCATCAGCAGTTAATAAAGTCATTAGACCATCAAATTGTCCGCTTGTTGCAGTTGAACCTGCCCAAATAGAAGTTTCTGTTCTCTGTGCTACTTTAGCAGCTACGTGAGAAATTAAGAAATCACTAAAAGATGAAGGTAGTGTATCGTGTGCTGAATATCCCATAGAGATAGCTTCCCAATCATCTTGGAAATCTTTCTTACATAATTGTAAGTTCACTTGTTGAAATTCAGGAGTCAAAGTTCTCTCATCTAATGTTAAAGTACTTGTAGCTGTGAAATCACAAGAAGCATCTTTTACGATGTCATCAGTAGAGATAGTTTTGATTACCTCTTGGAATTTAATGTTAGGTTTAACAGTAATCCCTCCGTTTTCGATAGTGTTTGCACTCAATAAAGCAGCAGAAATATACTGTCCTGCAAATTCTCCATTATAAGCAACACTTGCGTTTTGAGTTGTTGTTGTTGGCATTTTTAATTATTTATTTGTTTATTTTTTAATGTTTGCAATTCTTTGCATTACTCTATCTGCAGTAGATGTTGCTCTCTTTTGTGCAAATAGGTTTAAATTCTTTTTAGTTTCAGTTTCAGGATTGTGAGTAACCTTTTCAACAGGTTCTTCTGCTGATAGTTCAACCTCTTCGTTAAGTTCTTCCTTAACCTCTTCCTTAACTTCTTCTTCAGAAACTTCTTCGCTCATTTCTTCTTTAGGTTCAATCATAGATTTGATTTCTTCAATCATTTCTTTAACCTCTGCTAAATCTTGTTTTGTTGCGTATCCCATTTCTTCTTCTTCTGCAGCTTCTACTTCTTCAGATGCTTCCGCTTCCTCAATTTCTTCTGCTGCTCCTATAGATGCAATAATACCTTCTTCTTCTACTTTTAGCATTTCGCCATCTTCCAAAGAGTATTCGCCTACAGGTAGTGCTACTTTTTCGTCATCTGTTACTATGAACACTTCACTTCCTGCAGCGAAATTTTCACTTTCAATAACAGTTCCGTTTTCCAAAGTAGCTTGTGCTAATTTTACTTCTTGAGTTTCTTCATTTAGTTCCACTCCAAGAACTTCTTTTACTTTGTTTAACATATCTGTCGCTTTCATATAAATTGAATATAATTATACAATAAGTTATTAATTACTTTGTTATATTTTTACTGTGTCCCTGTAATGTTTCCTATGCCTTGTGCTTGAAAGCTACCATCACAGCATTTTCTTGAATAGGTTTTACCATCTTTACACAAACAACCTCTTCTGTCGTTTTGTGGACTTGGGTTTCTATCTTTGTTTTCTCTTCTCATTAACTTAAAGATGCGTTTTGTGTTCGTTGTATAAAATATATTACATCCCAAATTTCAGCAGTTCCACCGTGTGCTTGTATTCTAATCTCAACACCATTTTGCACAAAGTTTGCATCAGTATAGTATTGGAATATTTCGTGTTCGTTTTGAATAGTATCGTTTCCTTTATAAAATGGAATTACCTTATTTATTCTTTCTATCTCTCCATCCCCTACAAATCTTAAATCTAAATGAGTTTGATTTGCGTTAGGCGCTCTCATTTTAAAAACAACGGTAGTAATGTAAGTGTCGTTAGCATTTAATCCAAGTATCTTTTTGGTTACACCATTGTAGAAATCATTAGTACCACTCTTAATTACATTTCCTGCGTTGTTTGGCATTACAACCTCAACTCCATCTGCTAAATCTAACGTATCATCTTCTCCTACATATTCGGTATCATCATATCTTGCCCAACCTAAACTGTTTACACCTCCTTGTGGATATACAATTACGTTTTGCCCATTATGACCCATATATAAGGCATCAGAAGTACGCAACATCGCACCATTCTCTATATTGACGTTATCAACTACAGGTTGGTTTACATCTTCAACGTGAACTCTATAAGCTGTGTTTTTACTCATTTGATTGGAACGCAATTAGGTACTCTTCTACCGTTTTTTATTTTAAACCCTATCATCTCATATCCTTCATAACAGGGCTCTTTAAGAGATGCTTCTAATAAGTCAAGTTCTTTTAGTTTTGAACCTGCCCAGCGTAAACCTGCTTTACCTCCCCACAATAAGTAAGATATAGTTCCACACGCTTCTGAATTACCTTCATCATAATACTCTTCTGCACGTGATAGGTAAGAAAACATTCTTTTGATTGTCTCAACAGTAACCGCTTCTTTCTTTGCTAATTGTTGCGCTCTTACTTTACCTACTTGAGTTGCACACTTGTTATTGACTTTTTCGTTTAGTTCAATACCTCTTTTAGCGTTGTTAGAAACTGCATCAGGATAGTCAGCATAAGATTCAAGTTGTTCGCCCTTTAACATTTGTCTCAACTCTTCTACTAACTCTTGTGCTTCCTCTTCTAAATCGTCTTTTATTGTTTTGTCTTTAGGTCTTTCTGCTTTGTCAGCAAAGTAACCTTCTATAGAGAACCCTTTTACTTTTCCTGTTTTAACGTAGTCATTCCAAACCTCATCATTTAAAACTTTCATAGATACCATCCAAGTACCAACAGGAACTTCCATATCGTAGTGTCTTGTCTTATCCTTTTCGCTTTCTACAATCCAAGATTCAACAACACTTAATCCTGTTAATGGAACTTGATGCTCTAATGTTGAGTTGTTTTGGTTTCCGTTTATAAAGAATAATTCACTTGCTTTGCGAACTGTATCACGTGAGAAGTAAATGTAATATTCGTTGTCATCGTTTCTACGATAGATAGGCTTATTAGGTATTAAAGCTGCACCCATTAAGATACGCTTTTCTTTGTCTACCTCTGCAAGTTTAAACTCTTGGTTTTTAAGTGCTATAAAATCTTCCTCTATTGCAGGAGATTCAACAACTGAAATAGCTTCAATTCCAATAGCATCTTCTTCATCTATAAATAGTTCTACTATATCCATATTAATACAATAATATTTTTTAAAATTTGTTACCCTATTGAAGCACCTTCTGTTATTTTTCTATCAAGTGCTTGTTGGTTTGTTACATCGTCTCCTACAACGTATGCTTTAACAGGTCTTTCTTCTCTTTCTCCTAATGTTTGCGCTAATTGGTTTTCAGGTGCTGCTCCTACTATATTAAAACTTGGAGGTTGTGCGCCTCTGCCTCCACTTGGTATTGATGGAGCAGGTACAGGTTCTCCTGTAGCTTGTATTGCTTTTATATTTGCTAAACCTGCTGCAACTGCTGCTGCTGCTGCAACACCTCCCAAGGCAGGACCAACTATAGGAATACCTGCTAATGATGCATAGGCTGATGTAGCACCTTTATATGTTTCTATTGTTGTTTGACCTATAGCTGCCGCTTTTCCTGCTTTACTTTCTTCACCAAATATACTTGCTAAATTACCTAAAGTATTAGATGCTAAATCTACTTTTGCCTCGTTAGATAATTTTGTTATTTCTTCATCTTCTTTTGCAAGTTGATTTCTATTTGTTAATAATTCTCCTGTTATTTTTTTATCTGTTTCTAATTCTTTTACACCAACAGCTTCAATTTCATTTACAGTTTCTACTTTTTCCCTTTTTACATCATTAACCTTTGATTCTCTAATTCTTTTTTGTTCGGCTGCCTCTAAAGCAAGTAATTCTGTTTCTTTTGCAAAAATAGCTTCTTTGTCATCATTTGCTAATCTTAATAATCTTAATTCTTCCTCTAATAACCTTTTCTTTAAATCAAATATTTTTTTAGCAGATTTACCACTTGCTTCAGCTATTGCTATCTCTCTTTGTATTTCAGATATTACGCCTTCTGTTGTTTCTTTTGTTTTAATAGCTGCACGTTCTGCTTCATCAGGTAATATTCCTAAAAACTCCAATACAGGTCTTGCAGCATCAAATAAATTATTAAATGTATCTTTAACAAAATTTATAGCATCACCAACAAAAGGAACATTTTTAGCAAATCTTTTTACAGCTACAGTTATTTTATCCCAATTTGTTACAATAGCTGTTAATGCTATAACAAACGCACCTACGCCTGTTGCAACTATAGCAGTTCTTGTTGTAGAGCCAAATAATTTAGCTGCTATACCACTCTTTTTAGCAGCTTGCGCTACCTGACTAAATCCTTCTGAAACATCTTTAATTCCTAAACCAACTGCTATGGCTGATGCTGCCTTTTCTTCAAATTCTCCAAATGCTTCAGATTCAACACCTAAAGTTCCAAGTGTGCCTACTGCAGAAGCAAGAGAACCTGCAAATATTTTAGCTGCTCCATCTGCAGCTGTAAGTTTGTCATCTAAATTAAAACCCTCAATCTCATTATTAATTTTTTCTATTTCCTTATTTAGTATTTGAGATTTTGCAGCAGCTTCCTTAAAAGCATCTGAATTTCTATCAAGTGTTTTTAGTTCTTGATTTACATCTTCAAGTTGTTGCTCTAATTGACCAAGTGATTGTGAATTAACATCAATGTCTATTACCTTCTTTATTGCCATTGTCTAAATTGTTTGTATGCTTCCTTAATTGATTCAGGATATTTGTTTTTACCTATAGCTATATCTATGTATTGACCTTTCCATTTCTCGTCTCTTGCGAACTCCAATAAGTCTAATATATTTTGTATCATCCTGATGTGCTTTTAAAATCTCCTGAATTTCCAAAAACCCCTTGTATGTATGGACTTTGTTCTGCAAATAATCCACCTACTATAAATATTGTTAATTGATTAAATCCATTTACAGCGTACATTATTTCTGCATCACTAACATCTACCATTTGATATATCATTGTATCTGTGGAGTCGTAATATTCAAAAGTGTGTGATATTGGGTAAAATGTTTCTATTTGTGGGTCAGTTACGCTTGTAAACCATTCTACAATCTTTTTAGCATCTTGTAAAGTATAGGCTTCTGCTGTAAGTTGTGGTCGGATTTCTTGTCCTGTTTTACCTGCCACAAGGGGATGGTCAGAATTAGTTGAGAAACTTTGGTTTTGTAAGAAGTACGCCCAATTATCAATAGTATAATAATCAGAGAAGTATTCCCCTGTAGTGTTTCTGAATTGACTAACAGGTGCTGCTACCGTTGATGCTGTAAACACTTCTGATATTGCAGTAGCCTCTGCGTGTGCAGGGTCTGTATTTGTTCTTGCATAGAATCTCCAATAGTATGTTTGAGGATGTGTCAATCCTGTCTTTTCGTAGTTTACTATTTTAGGTACTGCAAAGTTTGGATTAAGTGGTGTGTAAGGTATAAAACTTACGTTGCCTGTGTTAAATAATTCCAATACATCATCTGATG